TTTAGCAAGTCCAAACGTGTTTGCATTAGTTGAACATCAGCATTATATCAACGTAGTTCAACAAGGTGGACAAAACACTGGCGGTAATCAAATAGTATCATACTTTGAATTTGGAACCCCAGATTTGCATCCTGATGGTTATACAGTTGTGACAGATATCCTTATTGGTGTTGCAGCAGAAAACTGTACAAGAATTGGTGAAGAAACCCTTGAAATAGATATCATGTTAATTGCTGAACCTATTACAGTTACACAAAAAGAATTGAATGAAATGCTAGTTCAAGCCCAAGACTTGTGAGGCGGTTAACTTGCCCATAAAAAAGAAGGCTATCAAGCCAATTTTGAAAGACCCTAGAGTTCAAAAATTAATTGCAGGTGCTGGCGCTTCTATAGTAGATGAGATATTAGACAATAAATTCATCAACGCCGCTGAAGGTGCATTAGTTGGTTCTGCTGTTGGCGGCCCTATTGGAGCCGTTGGCGGTGGTCTTGCTGGATGGTTTCTAGCAGATGAAGGAACTGTTATGCCGGTTGATATGATTTGTATACCTGCATATGAAGCATACATGATTCAAGGTACTCCTGCTTTTACCATTTTCGCAAGAGCAGGTGAAACAATAGTCCCAACAGGTGGTAACGTTGCAGACGTTCAACAAGTTGTGGCAACTAACGAGATAACTGGTTGGCATAGATACATGAAACAAAAGAAGAATCAAATTAAATTTAAATCCGGTAAAATGAAAGGTAGATTAAATCTTAAAGCCATGGCACGTGCTTACAAAAGAACCAAAAAAGGAGGTAAGAAGTAATGCCGATAACTGAATTAAGGGATGGTATAACCTTACAACAAGAAGGTGTTGAAGAAAGTGAAAGTGTTTCTTTAACACTAGACAGTAATGGTTTTGGAATAATACAAAAGAAAATTAACGTTACTAGACAAATGCGACATAAACTAGAACATTGTGATTTTTATATTGATTCAATTGGTGATGGTTATAATATGGCAGAATTTTATCTATCTCCATTACCAATTATTTATTCCGATATGAATGGAACAGGATTAATTTTTGGTTCAGTTTTCCAAGGAAATGTTCCGGCTTACAATGAAAATATATTGTATAAAGCCCAATTTGGACCAGGCTTAACTGGATTAATAAACGAATTTCCGAACAATTTCTTAGCCAGTAGACCTACGTTTAATTTTTACAGTGATACATTGTATTTGACCGTTTTATTTAGTGGCAAAGAAGGAGAACCAGTTAAAAATCTTATACTTTCATTCTACGCGGCTTTAGATTCTACAGAAATTGATTCTGTAGAACATGGCATAGGATTGCTAAAAGAACGCATGACTACATTAACATCACGGATTGACACCTTAGGGCGATCAATCCCTCCCTCTCGCAACGTTGGCCAAATTGCTCCATTTTGGAAATATGGTGGAGTTAGACCGGAAAGAATGATTGAAGGTAAAAGTTTAGTCAATTTTTGGTTAAATATGGCTGATAGAGATGATGAAGACATGAGCGACCCCACTTTGTTACGTGATCAAGTTAAATCTGCCCGCCAAATGGTGACAAACCCTACTGCTATGGGAAGAGGAGATGTACCGGATTGGATAAGACTTTATCTAAATGAAGGAATTGTTGCTGGCCCTTTACGTTCTCAATGGCCTCCAATTAAGCATGCAGATAATGGAAACGTGTTGTGTCTATGATGGAAGCAATAGCACCAATAGACAAACAACAAAACGAACGCATTGTTTGGTGTGAAAGGTTACTTTATCTCATTGTTGTTCTACAGTTTCCTCAACTTGCTTCACTAGTTGTGTAAATAATTCATAAGATATTACATCACGATTTGCCAATATTGCCAAGAGTCTTTTTGAATGAACTTCATCCCAATCAAAACTGTCATCAAGTTTTTGAATTATTGCTGATTTAACCCACTTTGAACGAGATTGTTTCCAATCTAACTCATTGTCAAGCCTAACCATCAGACTCACAGGAATCCCAATGGAAACGGGGACAACTTTGTCTCGACTTCTAGGTCTAGGAGTCAAGTTTCATCACCGCCAAAGGAAATGATTTGTAACCACAAGTCATACATTTTTTTCTAACATATTGAATTCCATCCATTTTTGGATATTCAGTCCGCATATTTTCTTCACCACAATTAAAACATATCATTGGTCATCCCCCTCCCACAACTCAGCATATTTTTTTTTGAATCGTTTTTTCATTTGAGCGAGATTATAAGCAACAACTTGTTGAGATAATCCTAAGATTTCGCCAATTTCTTTTTGACTAAACCCATTCCCTCTCATTCGTTGAATCCATCTTTCATGGTCACGAGTGCATTTCATTCTTCTCCCTCACATTTATAACAATCAAAGGCCTGTCTTAATGAATCATAAGACCATCCACACTTTTGACAATTAACACAAAGATATTGATCTAAACTATTCATTGTGCCGCCTCCAATAAAATGCACAATCCATTAGAATTGGTACAGAAAGGTCTCATCCTTCCTATTTCCTTAGGAGTAAAGTACTCACCGGATTTTAATCGACAGTATGGGCAGGTTTGGGTCGGTTTTTTTCTCGCCATGATTAGTCCTAAGTGATCAAGGTATATTATTGATTCGTTATTAATCATTCAAAATCCTTATTTTTCTTGTAGAGTGTAGTACTCCGTACTATTAACACTCAACAATACGGTAGAGATGTTCAATCTATGCAATATCAATTACTATAAACTATCTCCTATCATCAAAGGGTATGGCTAAAAAATCCACAGACCTAATTATGAGAGATAGACTTCAATTTACCTTAGATGCTTCGGGCGATCTCGATGTTGTTTATGGTAGAATTGATTTAAGTGACTATGTAAATACCGTTCAAAAGAAAGGGCTTGCAGTTAAGGAAGTAAGATTTCAGGTTCGCAACCCTGCAACTGCTAACACGGGTTCGTTTAATCAACAACTTGCTGTAGAAGGTGGAGCGACTACTAGCCCAACTGTAGCATTTTTGAAAATGTTTGCCACTACTACAGCATATGAAAATGCTGCTGATGTTGGTTTAGCAAGTCCAAACGTGTTTGCATTAGTTGAACATC